GGCATAAGTCCTCGTTTGGCAATCCCAATGAATCTTTCGGTTCGCGTCTCCTCGATGGTTGACTTCGTACCAAGGCGTGCAGATACTAGGGCTTGTACTGCGGGGTTCTTATGCTCAAGCAATGCTTTGAACTCTTCGTCAGTTTTAGAGAAAGCGAAAGTCTCTTTGCCTGTGGTTAGGCTAATCTTCATTGGTGGTAAAGCACCAGCGGCTTGCAACATAATCGCAAACTTTTGGTTGCTCATCAAGTCGCCCTTTTCGTAAGCGCCTAGCGCCATCGCCTTTAAATCCTGTACTGAATCCAAGTGGTCACCGAGTACTTGCAAGTCCAGCGCCAAAGACGGTTCTGTAAACATGCGTATGGTTAAGTCAATTAGACGCAGCTCTACCTGTGGAAAGTCTTTGCTCATATTGCCAAACAACTGCCATGTCAGGGCTACATCGTTCATGCAGTATTCCCCATACCTTGCTAACTGCTCGGGGGGAAAGTCGATCCGTCTCAGACCAAGGGCGTTCTCAACCTCTGTACCCTTCTCGCCTATGCCGTAGTACTGCGCTAGCACCTTGAGACTGCCCCCTACGTTAGTACCATGTAATGCACGCCCCATGGAAAGTGTGTCTAACCAACCCTTTGGTTTAATGTTGAAGTGCCAACTCAGGATTGCCCCATCGAATATGGCATTGTGTGCTAGCGCCAATGAATTGCCCCAATCGAATTGTTTAAGGTACTCGGCAGTCTGAACCATCGTTCCGCTGAACCATTCTGGCTCTCCGTCATCTATCTGCACTGATACCCCTACGACATGGAACTCAGGGTCACGGATGTACTCTTCGGTAGTCTGCTTGGCAAACCCAATCTCGCGGGAGTAGAACGTCTCAAAGTCAACTGTTATTATTTTCATTTTTTAATTTCCAAGTTCATACAGTCTTCAATCACACGCTCTAGGTACGCAAAGTTGTCTTCGCGGATAATCATTGGATGCCCACCGCTACGCTGAATGTGGTCGAGTGCTTTGAGTTGGAGGGCTGTTGCCGCGCCCCTGCCTGCCTTTGCTTCGATAGCTACAAAGTGGCCGTTAATGCAACAGAGAAAGTCAGGAGTGCCACTGCTTCCGTAGCCAGTACCGATGGGCATGGCGTAGTAAATGTCGTGGGCTTTGAGGATTGCCTTGATCTTTGCTTTGACCTTGGCTTCAGGTGTCGTTGCCATCTAATACTCCAGTTGTTTATGGAGTCAATATAGCACACCGCTTGACTTTGTCAATAGTACAGACGTAAAAAAGCCGCCCGTAGGCGGCTAGGAATTACCCTAACATTGTTAGGTTGGTTTTACTTCAGCATGCTGATCTCACGAGTCAGATACCACTGAGCTTTACGCAAGTCTTCGAGCTTGTTGCCTTTGTAGTCGGCACGAGTTAGATACTTAATCACGTTGCCGATGTTGTACCCGAGCTTCTTTGCTTCGATGAAGTCAATGGTCTCGATTCCACCTACTTTGTAATGGGCAGGATGGTCTACTGGGTCGAACATTTCGATCTGCGTGGGCTCGCTACCCTGCATACGCAGTTTTGGTTTACCCGCTTGTGCAGTAAGTTCAGCAACACGGGCGGCTGATAGCCCTGCTTTTTGAACTTCGCCTACGGCTTTCCAATACTTGTCTACCTGCTCTTGCGTTCTTTTAGCTTCAAACTCTTTCTTTAACGCTTCGTTAGTTGCTTTAATCAGGTCAAGCGTCACGCCTTTTCTCGGTGCGCCCTCTCGTTTCAGTGTAAGCGTAGCCTTCTTTTTAACTCCGGCTTTCTTCTTTGCGTTCCACAGCACTGTGTATACGTACTGAAGTCCAACACCGACAGCGTTTGCCACCTCTTGTGGTTTGGCTTTGGGGTTAGAGGCTACGTAGTTACGCACTTGTGCGGCTTTGGTTACTTTTTTGATTGTCATGGTTTATTTCCTGTTTGGTTGTTAACGTACTCGGTAAGAACTTCTCTCATCTTGGCTTGCTTTGACATTCGATGGTTGGTGTCGAAATAATCCATCACCTCTCTCGGCAGTCGCAAGCTCGTGCAAGTTAATGCGGGTTTCTTACCAAGCCCCCGCCCCTTGCGTTTCTTCTCTACTTTCAAATACTCAATTCCTGTGGTCAAAATGTTGCCTCCTCATAATCCTGTTGTGGTTTCTTTAGCTTGGGGAATCGCTTCGGGTCTAGTCGTGTGAACGGCCACCACGCCATTAGCTCTTCTTGAGTCAGCACCTTGTTTGGCAAGGGCTTCGTAGTATCCTTTTGGGTACTTTGCTTTTTGCTTAACATGTTTTCTTAGCCATTCGGCTCCTCCTAATTCTATAAACATAAGCCACTCAATATCAGACATTCGCATGTTGCGACCTTTAAGTGGCTCAGGCGGTTTTGGTCTTGGCATTATCTTTTCATCCCCCGTACGTATACTGCAAAGGATGCTGACGTATCACCAAAGGCTTTCATCTTGTCAAACTCTTGCGCTACTTCTTCTAGCGTGTTGTTGCGTATCTTCTCGTAGACCTCGTTCACTTGCTTCGTGTTAACGTACTCCTGAATGTCATCGTCATCTTCTTTCATACATCCTCCAATTTCTTTTGTTTAGCATCCATACAATCCTTGCAAATAAATTTGTGTAACCCCGCAGTTATTCGGAGAAACCCACCATTAGGGCTTTTGTCTTTTTGGCATTTCCAACACATTTTCCATTTTTGGCTCATGCGTTTTTCGTTTCTTTTCTGTCCTTTGAGAGCCGCAATGTTGCCCGCAAGAACATTTCCAAATCCAGTGCCTCTCATGTGTCCCCCAATACTTCTAAAATTACTTTCTTAATCCTGCCGTATGCGTCTGCTTTGGTATACGGAGCGGCAAGTATTATGTCTATCTCACACAATGCGTCGTAGTACTGCGTACCCTTTAGTGCATGCTCTAGCTTGTACTCGTCTTCCGGATACTGAAACTCAAGTACGGCTTTCATAAGCGGCCCCATTGGTTAAGCGAATAAGTAGTCTTGCTTTACGCCACGTTCTACGTATATCGGTTTGTGCAGAGTTAACCCATTTAAATTTGGGGTGGTCGTAACCCCGCAAGGGGATTACTTTGGATTGGTATTTCATTTCGTCTTTCATTTAGATTCTCCTAACATTGTTAGCCTGTTTCACTATGCCAGTTCCCGCTCTGCGGTAAGTAAGACAAAGACCTCGGTAGTGGCTCGGCAACCCACACCTTCAATCATCTGCTCAGGCTCTACTAATTTCAACATACCCAACTTACCTCTCATGTCAAGTGGGAGCGTATTATCATCGTAAAGTTGTATATCGTCACCTGTTTTAACTAAGTACTTTCCACTAGATAGCAAGACTAGGCTCGTACCCTTGTCTGATTTAAACTTGCTTTCTATGTCAGTAACAGTAAGCATCTCGGCTTCCGTTTCCCGCAACTTCACTAGCTGATGGGCTTGTCCGTTGTTCACTGCGTACTGCCTAAACTCATCGTTGTTCTCAATGAACGCAAATGTTTTCATAAGTGGTATCAGGCTATGCAAAGCACTCCCATGGTTACTGCGCTTTTGACTAACTTGTCTACCAACAACGCGAACAGCTTCTGCCAACGCTTCATTCACACGCTCGCCTACACTCTTGTTACTGAATGTTTTCTTGATAGCGGCTAGGGCTTTCTTAGCATCCTTAGTGCGATACGAACTTATACGCTCACGCTCATTCCTGATCGCATTGCTAGTGATAGAGAACACATGCCCACCCTGATCGTAGCGGTAGTCTCGGTCGATCTTGCCAATCTCTTCTCCATCTTTGAATACTGCGAACTTAGAAACTGTGATCCGTGGGCGTGTGTCCATGGTCTCACTCTTAACTTGTCCATAGTATTCCTGTACCTTGAACTCCCATGATGGGTTCTCGGTGATGACCTTCCACATGATCTCGTGCAGGGGTTTCTCCACTACGAAATCAAAGTCGGTCTTACGCCTACCATTCAATAGCTTCTCGCTAATGGTGACGTTACTCAATGTCATTGCTGTGCTTGCATCCATGATCTACTCCTTACCATTCAAACTTTTTAATGATTGCATCTACCTTGGCTTTCACCTCGGTGCGATGATGCTCGTCTTCCTTGATTGCTTCTATGTTAGTACCTAACATTGTTAGCTCTAGTTCCTTGCGTGCTTCCTCCAACTTGGGGTCGTTGGTGATGTTCATCTTAGTAAGCAATGAGCAAAGCTCTAGCGGGTTGCTCACCAGTGTGTCGTGGTATCGCTTCTTACCACCCGATGTGTCGTCGAGCTTCTTAGACATGCCTACTAGCATTTCATGTAAGCGCTCCCATGGCTCACGCATAGCGTCAGCTAGCTTGTTGTCTTGTTGTGCGCTGAACTCTGCTTGCATCTCGGCTAAGTCATTCGCAGGTATATCTAAGCGAAAGTCACCCGCCTCCGGTACAGGCTTGACTGTTCTACGAAACCCAAACTTCAGCTTCACTTCTTCAAGCTCGGGATAGTCCTCGGCTCTGTGCATCTTGCCTAGGTGCGTAGGTGCATCCTTCACTAGCTCAGGATATGCGTGAAAGAATGAGCCACACATTGCATTGAACGTCTGCTCGTATGCGTTCATGGTTTGCTTGTACTCCATAAACAAGGCGGTCGGCAACATACGCTCGCCCTTGTCTGCCCATGGTAGCGTTCGCTGATTGTGATAGAGCCTAACCTTGGCGGCAAAGTTCTCGATCTCTTTACGCAAGTTAGTACCTGCGAATAGGTTCTTGTGGACACGCGCTGCGTCTACGACTGCTGATGCGTCAGTATTCACTTGTGCCGTTGTATCGCGGTCTAGCTTTGACGCAGGCCACACGCTGATGTTCAATTCCACTAACACTGCTGATGCACTAATACTCATTTCATTCTCCTTAAATTGGTTTACCGGCTAATCTAGCCATTTGATATTTACTGTCGCCTATGATCTGCATACTGAAGTTGGCTTCGTTCGCATACACATGGTAGGTGTACGTCTCAGTCATGCCCAACTCTTTGCGCCTGTCCTCACTCCAATACTTCTCTTCGTATATCTCTGCGCTCTCTAAGACTTCCACTAACTGCATGGCTTTCTCTTTGGGCATGATGTACTTCTTGTATCCAATGTCTACTATTACCATGTTGCCTCCCT